ATTTTATATTGATATAGGGTTTTATGCGTTCTTCATATACTGCGTATGTGTCCGTGCATTTTATATAACCCATACTGCTGATCATGCTGCAAGCGTCATACCAGTTCACTTTCTCTTTCTTGTAAAGCCGTCTGGCTTTGCGTGTGATCCGATAGAATAACGCTTTGCGAAGTGTGGTTCGGTTGCGTCGGAATAGAAAGCCCATGAAGTCAAGGGCGCGCCCATATTCTTTTACAACCTCTTTCGCGGTATTTGTTGCCGTGTCGAATACTTCCACCGCAACTTCTTTCGCAAACAAAAATACTTGTTTATTTTCCTTGATCGTCAAGCCCAGCTTTTCTTCGCAGTATTCGCAGATCCGTTTCATTGCCGCGTGAAGTTCTCTTTTGTTGTTTCCGAAACACACTATGTCGTCCATATAACGCACCATGTATTTGATACCGGAGGCATATTTCGGCACATTGTACCTTTTCACGCCTTTTCGTTTCATTCTGGCTTTGTATGCTTCTTCTTTCTTTCCCTTCTCTGGCAAGAATATTTCCTGTTTTATGTAGTGATCCAGATCTTGCAAATAGAAATTCGCAAGCCATTGGCTTGTGTAATATCCTAACGGCAAGCCGTCGTCTACTGCGTCAATGATTAGATCCAGCAGGCGCAATGTCTTTTCGTCTGAAATTACCCTGCGCAGCTTTGCTTTCAAGATGTCGTGCGGTATGCTCTCGAAGAAGTGCCGCACGTCTATTTTCATAACGTATTTTGTTTCTTTGTGATTATCTTTCAACCAGCGTTCAATGTATCTTTTGCCATAATGCGCACCGCGTTTCTTTACCGATCCGCAAGTGAAGGCGTATGCTCCGCGATTTATTACTTTGTGAAGCGTCGGATCTTTTCTGATCGCTTCGTCTGTCGGTGCAAGTATCTGTATGATCGCATGGTGTACTACTTGTTCATAACGGTAAAACGGCTTTATGATGTACCGCTTTTCATTTTAAAGCCGTCGTTGATTTGTTGCTTTTCGTGCTTTGCTGGCTTCCATTCTTCATTCTTTAGAATTTCGTGCAACTTGTCCACATGGGTGTCAAGGTCTGCAAGCACTCTGGCAATGTCTTTTCTTTGTGTTTTGCCCTTTGCTGCTCTTTTGAATGCCAGCCGCAAATTGTCTTTGTCGATGATCTTTTCGTATAAATTCTTGTAGGTTTTCACGGTTTCCTTTCTATTGCTTCATGGGCTTTCTATGTTTCAATACTAACCCAGCCTACATCAGCACCATTTCAAGATTTAATCTTCCGAAGATTGTGTGCATTAGGTTTTCGCACCGTGTTTTTATAGAAATGAGCGCGCGGAAATGTTCCAGTTCGAATTCGACACAAGGTTGTTCACATTCACAGCACCGCCACACTTCAAACCATTGTTGCAGTTGCCGCCGACAATCGCCGAAGAAGACGTGAAAGACCGCGCAGGCGCACACAAAATCCGCTTTTCGTTGTCGTATATATAATTTTATATGTTATCTATGCCGCAAGGGTATTTGGGGGCTGTTCGCCCCCACGCCCCCATTTTGACTGCTTAGTCTTCGATGTCCGAAGCCTGCGCAGTCGTAGGCGTTTTCAGATAGGCGCGCGCGGAAACGCTCCAGGCCGCAGCCGAAACAAGGTCGAACACAGCCACAGCACCACCGCAATGCAAACCATAGTTGCAGCTGCCGCCGACAAACGCATGATCGACTTGCGAAGCGTTATACCAGCCGCCGTCGCAATAGTATGTATCAGAAGATCCGTCAAGGACTGTCGGCACTTCGCCATATTCAGTCAATACGCCTTCTTTGATGTATGATCCCGAAGTTCCAGACATTGACAAGCCTGTGTTGATGTAGCCGTCGCCTGTTTCATTATACGGTGGGTATGGTTTCAAGTAATGTTTACCGCCGACATACAACCAACCTTCTATACGCTCCCATGCGCCGCCCTGCCATTCAGCATGAAGGAATTTTCGTGGCTTGTTCACGTCTGCGCCGTAGCCGAAGAAGCGACCGCCTGTCAGAAGTGTTCCTGTCTTTGACAAGTTGCTTGCTGCTGAACCGCCAGTATAATTTCCGTAGCCACAAGCGTCCTGCTTGTCGGTGGATCTTGTCAAAAGCGTTTCAAGTTCCCACAAAAGAATTGTCATTGACATATAGCCTGTTGACCAGCCAGCACCGTTGTTCTTTGCGTATGTCAGTTCGTTTGCTCCAGTCTGTGTGTTCATTTGGGTTTGTCCTGCTACCGAACGCACCTTTGAAGAAATGAGCGAACCGAAAAACATCGGGATCATGGTGTATGGCTCGATTGATCCGTCTTCTCTGGTGTGCGCGTATGCGTGGAAGTCTTCGTCAAGCTGGATATTGCAAAACTGGCGATACTTCTTTGTGCCTTCTGTCCAGCGTTTTACATAGATCAGCGGAATTGAAGCCATTGCGTTTCCGTCGTAGCTTGTGTTTGATACGTCGGACGCTGTGCCGTCTGCTTTTTTCTTTGAATAATCATTGTGATCCAGTTCGTAGTCGATCGTGCCGTCAGATTTTACCATAAAAGGCTTGTTGCCTTTGATGAACCATGCTGCGTCTTCTGTCCAGCTTCCTTCTGTCCAGCCGCCTGTGTTATCTGCTACACAACGCGCTGGCGTGAAGCCTTCGCACATATCGGTATAGTGGATCTTTGTTTCTGGGTTGCTGTCCGTCGTGTCGTCGTAATATCCAAACAAAATATATTCTTGTGGCGTGAATTTTGCTGCATTCGCGCTGTTTCTGTTGAAAAGCAGATAATCGCTGAACGGAAAAGCTGCCACATAATATGTTGTGTCGTTTGTCAATCCTTCCGCAATCTTTGCAGTTTTCTGGTATTTCTCCAGATCTGTTACTTCTTCAATGATTGTGCCGTCGTTTTCGTGTTCTGGCAGGCTGCCTTCTTTCAATACAAGCCGATAACCTTTGACCGTGCAAATTCTCTGACCGTCGATCAAGGTATCTGCTGGCGGTGTCACTTTGATTTTCACGCCGCCGTCGATTGCCTGCGCGGAAATTGCCAGCACGTCCGCTGGTGGTATTCCTTTTTTCATGTTGTCTATTGTGTATTTACTTCCTACAAAATCAGCCATTTATCTGTTCGATCCTTTCTGAAATTTTGTTGCCGTCAAATACGGTTGTCTTTTTGTATCGGTTGCCGCTTGTGAAGTGGTATTCTTCTTCGATCTGGGTATCAGATGCAAAAGTGGTTGTTTTCACATTACCGTGTGCGTCGGTTTCTGTGATCATTTTTCCGTCGTCGCTGAAAACGTAGTCTTTCGCCGTAAAGCCTGCCATTGCAAGGTTCAAACCTTCTTCAATGTCCAGACACACTTTGCCGTCAACAACTCCGATTGTGACTTTTTGCATTTTGGTTTCGATCATCAGAAGCAAATTGCCTGCTGCCGCTTCGTCCAAAATATCTTTGATACTTTCCACCCACGCTTCAAAATCTGCCTTTTGCTGGTTTTCATACGCTGTGAATTCTTCGTCCATTTCTTGATAGCGTGTATTTGCCTGTGTTTCCAGCGAAGCGATATTCTGCAAATACTCCGCGTATTCTGTTTGAATGTCCGCTTGATACTTTGCAAAGAATGTGTCGAACTGTGCTTTGATCTGCTCGAAGCTGATCTGCTGCACTGCTCCGCATACCCAGCCGCACAATGTTTCGTCCATTCTGGTGTCTGTGATCATGTCCTGTGTGATCGCTGTTGTTCCTGCTGCCACGTTTACCCTTGCAATGACAAGATCGTGAATGGTTGCTGTGACTTGTGGTTCTGTCGGTACTGCTTCGCCCGAATAGTAGTTGCCTGTGTCAACTGCGCGTGTGATCCAGCGATTTGACAAGTCAAGTTGTATTTTGATGTTGTCAACGCGGTTCATGTTACCGCTTGCCGTTTCCAGATTGATTGTCAGTGGTTCGGTTAAGTGGTATGCGTAGCCGTCGATCCATGCGTACCCTGTGTTGATCGTGACGGTCATGTCGTCATTTGCCGTGACTTGTAAATCTCCGTTGAAAACTCCGCTTTTGAAAAGCGGCGCGAAGTAGTCAGCCCAGTGGCGCGCATTGTAGCGTCTGTCGTGGTCTTTTGAATTAAAAAAACTGTACTGTTCAGCCATGTGCTTTTCCTTTCTTTAATTGTCTGCAAGATCCACTTTTTCTGGCAGTGGGCTTCCGAATGTTGGTACTATCGAAAAGCCGCCGTTTTCGTAAATCTCTTGAATTTCTGTGATCCTTTTGTCCATTTCGATTGACCATGCTTTTTTCTCAACTGTTACGATGTCGCCCAGATCATAGTCTGTTTTGTATGCGAAGTTGACAAAAGGAAGCGTCGCAGCTTCTAAACACTCAACGATCCCGAATTCTGCCAGCTTTTCATTTCCGCGTTGGATCAACGCCTGCTGGTATTCTGCCGTTGTCATGTCGTCGCTTGATACGTCGCGCGCGTCCACCAT